CCTCGGCCCTGACATGGGATCGCCTCCTCGGCGAGCCGCGATCGGGTGCCGGCGTCTCGGTCAACGTCGATTCCGCGCTCCGCGTCTCGACGGTGTTCGCCTGTCTCAGGGTGCTCTCCAACGGCATCGCCCAGGTACCGCTTCGTCTCTACCGCGAGGATCCCAAGACCGAAGAGAAGACCCTCGCCAAGGATCACCCGGTCTTTCGCCTGATCTACCGCCGGCCGAACGACTTCATGACCTCGTTCGAGTTCCGGCAGATGATGATGTTCCATGCCGGCCTGCTCGATGTGGCCGTGGCTTACATCGGCAAGGCGCGCGGCAAGCCGAAGGAACTGATCCCTCTGGTGCCCGGCCGCTTCACGCTGCAGCAGCAGAAGGATTGGACCTACACGGCGCGGCTCACTGACGGCACCGAGCTCGGTTCAGATCAACTCTTCATCCTCCGCGGGCCGACATGGGGTGTCGCCGGTGACCTCAATGCGTTGCACATCGCGCGCGAGGCCATCGGTCTCGGTATCGCTGCGGAAATGGCGCATTCGGCGCTGTTCGCCAACGGTGCCCAACCTGGCGGCGTCCTGTCGATCAAGGCTGGCCTCGATGAGGCGGCTCGCGCCAGACTCAAGGCGGACTGGGCCGCCTACCACGAAGGGATTCGCAACAAATTCCGCACCGCCGTGCTCGACATGGATGCGTCATGGCAGCCCTTCGCGATGACGGGTGTCGACGCCCAGCATCTAGAGACCCGCCGCTTTCAGATCGAGGAGATTTGCCGCTTCTTCAACGTGTTCCCGCAGATGATCGGGCACACCGATAAGACCGCGACCTTCGCCTCGGCCGAGGCCTTCTTCCTCGCCCATGTCGTCCACACCCTGACGCCCTGGGTCGAGAATTGGGAACAGGCACTCGCCCGCGATCTCTTCCCCGATGAGGACGATCTCTTCGCCAAGTTCTCGCTGCAGGGCCTCCTCCGCGGCGACAACAAGACCCGCGCCGAGTTCTACGCCTCCGGCATCGTCAACGGCTGGCTGACCCGCAACGAAGCCCGCCGCCTCGAGGACCTGAATCCGCTCGACGGACTCGACCAGCCGCTGCTGCCGCTCAACATGGGGACCCAGGCCGAGCGCGATGCTCTCGCGAAGGACGTCACCGCAACCGTGAAGGCCATGCTCGGCCACAACGGCGGTCCGCCGATCGATGACCGCGCGCTCGAACTTAAGATCGGCCGCGTCCTGTCGTCCGCCAATGAGCGCCGCATCGTCGGTGCCCGCGACCAACTCAATGACGTGCTGACCACGCTGGGAGACTAGCGATGCCGCTCGAACGCAAGGATGCGCTCCAAACCAAGGTGCGCCGCAACGTCTGGCTGACTGAAGTGAAGTTCTCGACGGAGAAGTCGGACCCGCCGGGCACCTTTTCGGGCTACGGCGCCGTCTTCAACAACGAGGATTTGGGCGGCGACGTCATCATGCCCGGCGCCTTCACCGAGACGCTCGGAGAATGGAAGGCCATGGGCAAGCTGCCCAAGATGCTATGGCAGCACGGCCTCGGTGACGATGCTGACGACATGCTGCCGATCGGCGTCTGGTCGAGCATGGAGGAGGACGATCGCGGCCTTGCCGTGAAGGGCCAGCTGATCGCGCTGAACACCGACCGTGGCCAGACGATTTACGAAGGCATGCAGGCCGGCGCGATCGATGCGCTGTCGATCACCTATGTGGCCACCGATGTTCTCTACGGCCAGAAGGAAGGCGATCCGTTCCGGACGATCCGCGCCCTCGATCTCTACGAGGTCGGTCCGGTGCTGTTCGGCATGAATGGCGACGCCCTCATCGAGGAGGCCAAGGCGGCCTCCAACATCAAGACCATCCGCGATTTCGAGACCTTCCTTCGGGATGAAGGCGGGTTCTCGATTGCTGCCGCGAAGGCGATTGCCTCCGGTGGCTTCAAAGCCAATCCGACCCCTCGGGATGAGGGCGGCGTGGCCGGTGCGCTGGCGGACCTGCGAGAGCGGGCAGCCGGCATTTTCCGCAACGCCTGATCACAGGAACCCAACCATGCACATGATGAACCGCCGCGAGCGCGGCGCACTGCGCACGCTCCAGCACAAGGACGCGTCCTCGGCCGTCGTCCAGGACGTCCTCAAGGAGGTCAAGGGCATCGTCACCCCCTTGATGACCGCCTTCGAGGACTACAAGAAGACCAACGACGATCGCATCAAGCAGATCGTCGAGAAGGGCACGGCCGATGCCCTCACCGAGGCCAAGCTCAAGAAGATCGAGCAGACCCTCGCCGGCTTCGAGGAGGTCAACGCCAAGCTCCAGACCGCGCTCGACGCCCAGAAGAAGGCCGATGAGCGCGCCAAGGAGATGGGGGACGTCCTCGACAAGCTCGAGCTGAAGCTGAAGCGGCCGCTGGCCGGCAGCGAGGGCGACAAGGCCGAGCGCAAGGCCTTCATTTCGAACTGGGCCAAGGGCGTCGTCGGCGCGAATACCGTCGGCCTCGTGAACTTGCCCGAGGATCAGCGCAAGGCCATCGACAAGGTCCAGGCCGACTACAAGGCGCTGTCGATCGCCAACGACGTGACCGGCGGCTACCTCGCTCCGCCGGAGTTCGTGGCCGACATCATCAAGGAGGTCACGCTGATCTCCCCGGTGCGGACGCTGGTGACGGTGAAGACCACCGCCAACAAGTCCCGCATCCAGCCGAAGCGTACCGGCCGCGCCGCGGCGCAGTGGACGGCCGAGCAGCAGACCCGGACCGAGACCACCGGCCTGCAGTGGGGCTCGATCGAGATCCCGACGCACGAGATGTACGCCCTGATCGACATCTCGCATCAGAACCTCGAGGATTCGGCGTTCGATCTCGCCGCCGAGATCCAGGGCGAGGCGACGGACCAGTTCGAGGTCGCCGAAGGTGCCGCGGTGGTTGCCGGCGGCGGCGTCGGCAAGCCCGAGGGCTGGATGACCAACGCCGGCGTGTCGTCCGTGAACTCCGGTTCTGCGGCGACCATCGCCGATGCCAGCGGCCAGGCCAACGGCATGCTCAAGCTGAAGTACTCCATCAAGTCGGCCTACGCCCGCAACGCGAAGTGGGCGCTGAACCGCACCACGATGGGGTCGGTCCGCACGCTGAAGAACAGCCAGGGCAGCTATATCTGGATGCCGGGCATCCAGAATGGCCAGCCGAACACGATCGACGGCGACCCCTACGTCGAGGTGCCGGACATGCCGTCGGAGGGCGCCAACGCCTTCCCGATCGCCTACGGCGACTTCGCGCGCGCCTACACCATGGTCGACCGCATCGTGATGAACATGCTGCGGGATCCCTACACGCAGGCCACGGTGGGCAACATCCGCTTCCTGTTCTACCGCCGTATCGGTGGCCAGGTCGTGCTCGCCGAGGCGATCGCGAAGCTGAAGTGCTCGACCTGACCGACTGAACATCGGGCCGATCTCGTTCCCGGCCGGCTCCTCCCGATGGGGCCGGCCTTTCTCCCTGCAATTCTCCGCCCCATTGAAGGAGGGCAACCATGAAGGACCTCTATCACAACATCCTGCCGGCGCAGTCTCTGGCACCGCAGGCGACGACCGCCACCCGCAACGGCACCGGCGTCGATCTCCAGGGCTACGAAAGCGCGAGCGTCCAGCTCAGCGTCGGCGCCTGGACCGATGGCTCGCACACTCCGAAGCTGCAGGAGTCCAGCGACAATTCGGCGTGGTCCGATGTCGCGGCGTCCGACCAGCTCGGAAGCTTCACGGCGATCACCGGCACCGGCCAGCAGAACGCCGAACAGCTCGTCGGCTACATCGGGTCGAAGCGCTACATCCGTCCGGTAGTCACCGTGACCGGCGCCACCACCGGAGCCGTGATCGGCGCGAGCGTGATCAAGGGCCATCCGCGCTTCGCGCCGGCCGGCCAGGTCACGGCTCCCTGATTGAGTAGGGGCGGCGCGTAGCCGCCCCGCTCTTCCCGCACTCCAATGCCGAGAGGCCCAAGCATGAACGCCGTTGTCACGCAGCCCTTTATGGGCACCGTCGATGGGGAGGTCTATCCCCGCCAATTCAATGTCGGCGACAAGATCGCCGGCGCGCTAGCCGAGGTCGCGGTCAAGGAAGGCTGGGCGGTCGAAGGCGAGACCCTCCCCGATGGCGTCGTGGCGGCGCCGGCTGTCGAAATCCCGGAGAACTTCCGCGACCTCGCTGCCGCCGATGCCATCGCCTTGGCACGGAATCTCGGCGCGAACGAGGGTGTCAAGACGAAGGCGGCAGCGCTGCCTTTCATTGCTGCCGAGGTCGAGCTTCGCTCCGCGGCTGCCGAGGCCCCAGCCGCGGCCAAGCCCGAAACCGTCGAGCAGCCCGAGGCCTGATAACCGATGCTCAGCGCGCGCCGTCCGCTCTTCGAGGTGGTGACATCTGCGAATGCGAACGCGCGCGCGCTCACCACGGCGGACAACGTGCGGGCCCTGATCGGTTCGCCCACAGCCGATGATGCCCTGATCACCACCCTGATCGATCGTGCGTCGGCCAACATGGCGCGCTACTGCCGGCTGGCCTCCGATACTACCGGCGCGATGCCGACATTCGCGCTGGAGGCCTGCAAGGCGACCTGGGCGCCGACCGGCTTCAGCAGCATCTATCCGTATCCGCGTCGCGACGAGCCCGACCGGCTGATCCTGCCGTGGCGGAAGCCGATCGCGATGACCGCCCTCACCGAGGACGGAACCACCCTGGTCGCGAGCGCCGACTATCGCCTGATGCCCGGCGGCATCCTGGAAAGGCTCGACGCCAGCAGCGGCGCGCCGAAACTGTGGTCGCAGGGCGTCATTGTGGCGACCTTCAACAGTGGCTTCTCATTGCCATCTGACGCGCCTCCCGATCTCGAGCAGGCCTGCATCGATCAGGTCAAATTCTGGTACCTCACCCGCAAGCGCGATCCATCGCTGCGCAGCGAGCAGGTGCCTGACATCTACCAGGCCGCCTACAGCGTCGCCGGCGGCGACAGCATCGGTGAGAGCGGCCTGTTGGTCTCCGTCGAGGGCGCATTGGCCCCCTACAAGGACTGGTCGCAGGGATGAGCTACATCGCTGATCGCTTCGCCGAC